AACAAACCCCGGAGGTCCGGGACATCAATGGGTTAAAAAGATGTTTATTGACCCAGCACCATACGGAAGAGCATTTGATGCCACAAACATTGAAACAGGAAAGGTTCTTAAATATCCTGACGGACACCAAAAAGCAGGTGAGGCATTATTTAAAAGAAGATTCATACCTGCTCGATTATCTGATAATCCGTACTTGTCAAGTCAAGGAGACTACGAAGCAATGCTTCTTTCCTTACCTGAACACCAACGTAAACAATTGCTTGAAGGCGATTGGGATATTAAAGAAGGTGCTGCTTTTACTGAGTTTAACAGGGATATTCATGTTGTTGAACCTTTTGACATTCCAAGAAATTGGGTTAAGTTTCGTGCATGTGATTATGGTTATGGGTCTTATAGTGCTGTGTTGTGGTTTGCTGTTAGCCCAGATGAGCAACTTATATTATATAGAGAGTTATATGTTTCTAAAGTCCTTGCCACAGATTTGGCAGAAATGGTACTAGACTTAGAACATGAAGATGGCAATATAAAATATGGTGTTTTAGATAGCTCTCTTTGGCATAAACGTGGGGATACAGGACCTTCACTTGCAGAACAAATGATACAAAGAGGATGTCGTTGGAGACCATCAGATAGAAGTAAAGGTAGTCGTGTGGCAGGTAAGAACGAAATACATAGAAGATTACAAATAGATGAGTTTACAGAAAAGCCACGAATGGTATTTTTCAACTCTTGCACAAATACAATATCACAGATACCTGCAATACCTTTAGATAAAAAGAATCCTGAAGATGTGGATACAAGAGCAGAAGATCATATCTATGACGCACTAAGATATGGAGTAATGACTAGACCTAGATTTAGTATATTTGATTATGACCCTATGGGTAGACCTTCACAAGGTATGCCTATAGCAGATGCAACGTTTGGATATTAATATGGCTGAAGAAGATATTCCTGTAGAAATAGAATCAGTATCTTTAGAAGATACAGATGATGCTGTCGTAGCAGACGCAGGTACAAATAATATAATACCTTTTATTATGGAAAAGTATTATCGTGCAGATGATTATCGTGAGCAAGACGAACAACGATGGTTAAGAGCATATAGAAATTATAGAGGATTATATGGTTCAGATGTGCAATTTACTGAAGCAGAAAAATCTAGAGTATTTATAAAAGTTACAAAGACGAAGACGTTAGCGGCATATGGACAAATTGTTGATGTGCTATTTGCTAACAATAAGTTTCCGTTGAGTGTAGAGCCAACGGAGTTACCTGAAGGAGTAGCAAAAGATGTTTCGTTTGACCCCAAAGAACCTGAAGAAATTGCCAATAAAAGCATGGAATCGCCTTATGGATTTCGTGGCGATGGTAACGATTTACCTAAGGGAGCGACTGAGAGAAGTCTACAAGAGAGGCTCGGACCTTTGCAAGAAAAGCTATCAGAGGTTGAAAATCTTAAAGAAGAGGTTGGTAAAACGCCTTCTTCCGTAACCTTTAGTCCTGCAATGATTGCAGCGAAGGCTATGGAAAAAAAGATCATGGATCAATTAGAAGAATCAAGTGCTAATAAATCACTAAGAAGCACTGCATTTGAAATGGCTTTATTTGGCACAGGTGTCATGAAAGGACCTTTTGCAGTAGATAAAGAATATCCTAATTGGGGCGATGATGGAGAATATGATCCAACATTTAAAACTATACCTCAAGTATCACATGTATCTGTATGGAATTTTTATCCTGATCCTGATTCAACAAATATGGATGAAGCACAGTATGTAATTGAAAGACACAAGATGTCTAGATCACAATTGCGTTCATTAAAAAAGAGACCTCACTTTAGACCACAAGTTATAGAAGACGCTATAGAAGCAGGTGAAAACTACGATAAAAAGTCATGGGAAGATGACTTAGCAGACTACGCACCTGAAAATTATATAGAAAGATTTGAAGTATTAGAATATTGGGGTAACTGTGATGTTGATATGTTATTACAACAAGACATTGAGATACCTAAAGAATTACAAAAATTAGATGAAATACAAGTTAATGTATGGATATGTAATGGTAAGTTAATCAGAATGGTCATTAATCCATTTAAACCTGCGAGAATACCTTATGTAGCAGCACCATACGAACTAAATCCATATTCATTCTTTGGTGTGGGTGTAGCAGAAAACATGGATGATACACAAACATTGATGAATGGTTTTATGAGAATGGCAGTAGATAACGCAGTATTATCAGGAAACTTACTCATAGAAGTAGATGAAACTAATTTAGTTCCGGGACAAGATTTATCTGTATATCCGGGCAAAGTATTTAGAAGACAGGGTGGAGCACCCGGACAAGCTATTTTTGGAACTAAGTTTCCTAATGTAGCAGGAGAAAATTTACAGTTGTTTGACAAAGCAAGACAGTTGGCAGATGAGAGTACAGGTATGCCATCGTTTGCTCATGGTCAAACAGGAATAACAGGAGTAGGTAGAACTGCTTCAGGAATATCTATGCTCATGAACGCAGCGGCAGGAAGTATTAAAACAGTAATTAAAAATGTAGATGATTATTTACTTAAACCTTTAGGTGAGGGATTGTTTAAATTTAATATGCAGTTTGATTATGATCCACAGATAAAAGGTGACTTAGAAGTAAAAGCTCGTGGTACAGAAAGTCTCATGGCTAACGAAGTTAGATCACAAAGGTTGATGCAATTCTTACAAGTATCATCTAATCCTGCATTAGCACCTTTTGCTAAGTTTCAATATATAATACGTGAAATAGCAAAAGCTATGGATTTAGACCCTGATAAAGTTACAAACAATATGGATGAAGCTGCACTACAAGCAGAACTCATGAAAGATTTTAGAGCACCCCAACAAGAACAAGCTCAACCACAAGCACCTGCAGGAGCAGACCCAAGCGATCCTACAGGTTCAGGTGGAGGAACAATAGGTACAGGAATAGCACCTACACCTCAAGAGCAAGGATTTACAGGAAGGTCACAAGTTGGAGAACAACAACCACAAACAGATACTCAGCCGACTCAAGATATTGGTCAACAACCCCAAGTTAATCAACAACTTCAATGATTACTTAGATTATAAAATAGAAGAGCAACATAAAATAATGGAACAATCAGATGATTCCATATCTATACATAGATCACAAGGTTATGTGATGGCACTGAAAAGATTAAAACTATTAAGAGATGAGGTCAATGCAGAATAGTTTAAACGATCAAATGGATACTTTGTTTAAACCTAGCAATGTTCAAACATTAGAGGAAACTGTAGACGATTTTAAAGAAATTGGAACAGGGTTACTAACAGGAACTATAGCGATTCCATCTGATGTAGTAACAGGTGCAGAGATGGCTACTACTTTTCTAGCTGAAAACGCCTATAGTCCTTTGGCAATGTTAATAAAAGATAATCTAAAAGAATTTGAAAAAGAGTATGGAAGAAAAGCATTTGATCAGGGATTTGAAGAAATAACAGGAATAAAGTCTGATCCTACAAATATGAATCAGCTTGTAGGTGAAATATTATCTCCTACAGGAGCATTTTTAGCACCTGCTAAAATATTTGATAAACTGTCTGATGGTGCTTCTGCATTATATAGCAAGATAAAAAATACTTTATCTAATAGTGACTTTGTAAAAAGTAATTTAGTTACTGAGGGAGCATATATTGATCCTATCATGACTATGCCTAAAAAAGAAGTAGATATAAATAGACCTAAAATAGATTTAAGCACAGTTGCTCCTGATTTAACATCATCTAAAAAATATATTGAAGCTGAATCAAGTGCCATACAATCAACTGAAAAGTTTAGCAAAACACAAAAAATAGGAAAAGATGGTGCTTCATATGATGACTTATCTTTTGAACAAAAGCAAAAACTATATGATGACACAGGAATATATAGAGGAGAAGATGGTAAGTTAAAAACAAATATAAGTATGAAAGAAGTGTCTTTAAAAGATGAGGCATTTGAAGAGTTCTCTGAAGCAGTAGATTTTGGGAAAATAAAGTTAGTAAAAGAAACTACATTAAAAAATATAATTAATCACGCTGATTTATTTAAAATGTTTGATAAAAGAATAGCTATAGATAAAACAAACGCAGGAGTGTATAAAGACTTTTTGCCTAGCACCTATGGTCCTATAGGGGATATAAGAATTAAAATAATAAAGGATGAAGATTCTTTACAAAAAGAAATAGGAAAAGGTGGAGCTTTTGCAAGTTATGATCCTATATCTGATACTATTAATGTTCCTAAAAGAGCCACCCCAAACGAAATGTTAAGTTCAATTGTTCACGAAGTACAACATGCGATACAAGTTAGACAAGGATTTCAAGGAGGCGATAACACATTAAGGCATCTTCCAAAAGAATATTTTACAAAATATAAAGACGTACAAAATCAAATTAAAAATTTTGAGGAATATAATTTTTTAACTAACAATTTTAATAGGTCAGAAGGAAAAGTAATAAATCAAAATATGGAATGGTTAAAACCATCTGTTGATGCTACATTTGAAGATGCCATGACAGTGTTTTGGAAAGCTAATAATGATCCTAAATATTACGCAAACGCAGCAGAGTACGAATCTGGCTTAAAAGAATATTTAGCAAATCATAAAGAAGAATTTGCAGATGATATGAGAAATACACTTATACAATTAGCAAAAAGAGAAGCTCCTACTTTTAATAAATATAATGAAATTAACTTGAAAGTTGATAAAGGAGATATGTCCTATGGTTATTTAGATAGTGGAGAAATAGTAAAAGAGTATGAATTTACTGACGGAGATATAGCTTTAATTAACCATCTTAGAGAGGGTGGAGGTAAGTCAAAAGGTAATATTATGTACACAAACGATCTTGCAAAACAAGAGCGTATAGAGTACGGAGCAGATAGAGCACCAACTCCACAAAGTTTAAATAGCACTATCCATAATAGAAAAAGGAATTTTGAAAATCATATAAAAATGTTAGCTAGACTTCGTAAACAACAAAGTCAATTAGATAATATATATAATATGGCACAAAAAAGATATTTTAATTCTTTTGGAGAAAAAGAAGCTAGATATGCTCAAATGAGATTAAACAGTCCTGATTTAAGACCTGCAGATGATATGTTTTTTAGATTAAGAGGAAAAAGACAAGGCAGGGAATCGGTAGACATAGTAGCGAGTGAACGAGTAAACACAAGTATGCAAAACCTTTCTCCCATAACTCAAGAAATAATATTTGTAGATAATCCAAATACAGTAAAAAATTTATTTTTAAAAGACACGAATATGGCACAAGAATTAGGAGGGCAGATTAAAAATCAAGATTTTAGAGCACCTCGACTAAGAGAGGGAAATGTATCTAATATACCTGATCCAATATCAATTGATGAGTTAAATTCTGTAAGAAAAGAAATATATAATCTAACTCAAATGAGATATAAAGATTTGCCTGAAGAAATAACTGTATATAGAGTAGGTAAGTTAAATCAAGAAGATGGTGTTTCATCTTTTAGTTTAGATCCTAACTATAATGTAGAGTTAAACTTGCCATGGCAGAAAGGCAGAGATGATCCTTTAGTGTCATATAAAGTAAAAAAATCAGACATATTAGCCTCTCCTGATTTTGCAGAGGGCATAGGTAAAGGAAGAAAGTTTGAAGAAGAAGAAGTAATCATAGATAATGATAAAGTTAAAGTAGAGGAATAAATATGACTAAAATAAGAGACATGTCAAAGCTAGAAGCGGCAGCTATGAAGATGGGAATAACAGGAGAAGAGTTAAGAGCTTTCCTTCCTTTAATGCTTGAGGTTCAAGACGAGATAAACAAAGAAAAAATAAAAAACTTAAAAAAGGCTACAGAAAAAGCTAAAGGTGGAAATATAGAAAAACAAATGGAAATGTTTCAAGATGGTGGTCTTAAAGATGAAGGTAACACAGTAGACCCTGTATCAGGAAACGATGTACCTCCGGGAGCTACACAAGAAGAAGTAAGAGATGATATACCTGCACAGTTAAGTGAAGGAGAGTTTGTATTCCCTGCAGATGTTGTAAGGTATATTGGTTTAGAAAAGTTAATGAGATTGAGACAAGAAGCAAAGATGGGTCTCAAGATGATGGAAGAGATGGGTCAGATGGGTAATGCAGATGAGGCAACTATACCTGATGATGTACCATTTAGTGTAATAGATATAAATATAGCAGAAGATGATGAAGATGAAGAGGTTGAGAAAAGAGCAGAGGGTGGAGTTATAGAGGCAGCAAATGGTTTTGCAGGTACAACAACTACAACAAATCCTTTGCAACAAAGACAACCTAATGTTGCAGGAGCACAAACAGGGATTAAAACACCTTACGTAGCACCTACAATACCAACTGCAACTGCAGCACCAATAGGTGGTTTTAAATATAAATCTCCCATAGATACAACTAAGAAAGCTACATACACAGGATTATTTGGTGGAGAAGAGTTGACACAAGGACCTGATGAGTATAGAACATATGTAAACGATGCAGGTGCAGAGATACAGATACCATTTAAAAACGGAGAACTATTTACAGGATTTACTATTCCTGAGGGGTTTAGACAAAAAACAGAGGATGTAACTGCAAAGCCACAAACCACTAGAATACAAACAGCTAGAGTTCAGTCTACACAATCAGATGATGACCCAGAAGACCCTCCGGGAGCAGTTGATTTAACGGGTAACACTCTTTCATATAAATCTATATTTGGCATGGATAAATTAGATACTACAATGAAAGGATACGCTAACATGCAAAGGGGTTTATTTAGTCCATATGATATAGGAAAACGAGGTATTACAGGACAGATAAATGCAAATGATATTATATTATCTTCAGCTAAATTAGAATTACAGGACATAAGAAATAAGCTAGTTAGTAATTATAATATACCTAATAATTTTGATTTTGGCAACTTAGGAATATATAAACAAATCGAAAATTTTAAAGGGGGAGAACAAGGTCTAAGAGATGCAGTAGCTCTAAAACTTAATCAACACAATGAAGAAATACGTGCTACTATTACAAATCCTAGAACAGGAGAAATATATACCAATAAAGAGTTTGAAGAAGAGTTAGAAAAGTATAATGTAAAGACTAAAACGAAAAAGAAAGGCACTAATATAAGTGTAAGAAGAAACGTAGGAAGTATTGTTACAGATTTAAAAAATGCTAAACTAGAAGAAGTAGCAAGATATCAACAAGACACAGGGGTTCGTGATAAAACAGACCCTGACTCAATTAGAACAGCACAGCAAGTTGCAAAGAATATGAAGAATGCTTCTGATTATTTTGGAGGAGATGCATTTCAAAGCTCATATGATCCAAGCGATCCAAGTGATGTTGCCGATTATTCAGGAAGCATAAGTGACGCAGGAGGTTCTTTTGTAGGAGATGACCCTGCTTTTAAACAAGGTGGACTTGCAAAAAGAAAAGTTAAATCTAAGAAGATGAAGCGAGGTGGATTAGCTTCAAGATAATAATCCACATACTAGCTACTTATCCCCCGAAAGATGGCTACGATAACCCTAGGAGTAAAAAATGGCAGAAGAAGCTAAGCAAGAAGAGATGGTGGTAGATGCTACACCAAAGAAAAAAGCATTCATGACGAAACGCTCTACTCATGAAGACAGAATTAAAAAAGATGAGGAAGAATTAAAAGAGCTTATGAAAGAAGCAAAAGGTGAATCTGAAGAGCCTACTGAAGA